CCCCGTTATCACTGGTGCATGTACCATCGGTGGCGCTCCTGGGTTTGGTACCCCATTAACCTGTGACCAAGCATGGGCCGGAGAATACAAGACATACAAGTTCACAAATGAGAATTGCCCAGTACCTTTACCCGGTAGCCCTTGGCGTGTAATAAAATCAATCAGTGAAACTGCCACGGAATTAAAGCCTGGCGATGGGCTATCAAGCAGAGGCTCTTTAAAGATAGTATTTACTGATGATGAAAAGCAAGACCCTAACATTGATGCTCCGGGAGTTACGCCAACAGTAAAAACTCAAGGATCATTCTTTGGTAAATTATCTGCGAGACAGATATTCGAAAACAAAGCTGTAAGATTAAAGCTTTACAGGGTAGAGCCTGACGGAACGGTTGACCTAGTTAATGGCGCACAAACTAGGCACTATGTTGCAAACTCCTTTATTGCAGGTAGTAAAGGGACGTGGACGCTAGCATGTAAAGATGTACTATCATTAGCTAATCTTAATGAGAAAACTTGGCCAGTGGCAACACAGAGTTTTTTACGTCAAGATATCGATTCATCAGTGACATCCTTGCCTGTTGACGGGGATACGGACTACTCGGGAGTTTTCGCAGTCAGAATAGGTGATGAATTCTTTAAAATAATTGGCGTTACTGACAACTTGCTACCCACTGCGTCACTAACCGTTAACACAAGAGGTAGCGATATATTCGCCACAATATCAGGTGAATTGCTAACTAAGACGAGCGCTGATGATCATAGCTCAGGCGATGAAGTATTCCTGTGTGAGCTTTCAGATAATGAAACAATTGATAGCTTCATAGCGCGAGTACTAGTTGAGTCAGATTTTGATGCCTCATTAATACCGGCCACTGAATGGGCTGATGAAGTGGCGGAGTGGCACGCAACAGATAAAATAAACACACTTCATAGCGAATCAGAAAGCGTGAATGATGTATTGAAAAAGGTTCTGTCTGGATTTCTAATGGATTTGTGGTTCTCAACCACAGAGAATCTAGCAAAACTATCAGCCATAAGTGTGTGGAAACAATCATCATCTACACTTGTTGAAGGTAAAGAGATAAACGCATACACGATAACTAAAAAACCTCAAGATTCAATAAGGGCGTCTAGGGCGCTAGTACTTTATGATAAAAGAAATCTAGCAGATGATGATAGCGTATCAAGCTATAAAAAAGGCTCGCAGTTTTCAGATAACACAATAATTGGTGGTGAATTCTTTGGTAAGCACAAGGATAAGCTATTCAAAAGCAATAGTCTTATAGGTACTAATGCTGCTGATTTGTTAGTGCAGAGGTACGTTAGTAGGTTTAAGTTTACGCCATTTATCAGAACGTTTATTACTGATGAGCGCCATTTAAACTTTAGTACTGGTGACGTTGTAGATATGAGGACAACCGTAGACCAAGCGGCTGACGGCTCACCATCTAGTAACGTTAGGTCGCAGATATTGAAAATAAACCCAATGTATACAAAGGATGGCCGCCACTACAAAGTTAACGCGATGACTTATGAGGCAGCGTTCGAAGATGATACAGAGATAGTTTTGGATTCACCGCTAAGCGAGTCAAATCTATACATACTTGCCGGTGCGCCATCTACAGCGGTAACTATAACATTCGTGTTAACATCTTACTCTTTCGGTGCTACCGGATTCAGGGCTGGCGCGTTCGCTCCTGGCTCAAAGATAATTATAATACTAGTTAATGGTTTTGACGGTCAGGCGCAAGGTGGTCGAGGTGGTAATAGCGATGAAATAGGTGTTGACGGCGGTACAGTATATAACGCGCAAGGCGTTGATACTGATATATACTTTTCTGGCGCTACACCTTCAGCATCTAATCCGGTTGCAGATGGATATATTAGAGCGCCTGGCGGTGGCGGTGCTGGTGGCGCAGACTTCACAATCAACCCATCATTAATACTTGAGGGCGGCGGTGGCGGCGGCGGTGCTGGTAGGACTGGCGGCATTGGCGGCAACGGGTATTTCGATGGAACTAATGGCGATATCATTGGTAATGGTGGTAACGGTGGGGTTGGTCAAGTACTAATACCGAACAGCGGTGAAAATGGTAGCGATGGCGGCGGCTGGGGTCAGGATGGCGATTCTGGTATACTGTTCGGTGGTGGTGCTGGCAATGGTGTTTTAGACTCAGGCGCTACAGTGGTCCTTTTCGGAGCAACACCAACAAGATACATAAACGGTAACGGCTCACACCCATAAACATAAGGTAAAAACATGATTGGATATAACGGTATCGCAGTGTCAAGAAATGACGCTATTGACCCTATGACGAGTAAGGTAGATTTAAACGCATCTATCGGCACATTGGTGACGGTAAGGGTTGCGTCTATTCCGCCAGGTATGGGAGCAACAGCTAGTTTATTTGATGTAAACGATGCTCCGATAGCTAACCCTGTCACGTCTGACGATAATGGGAATTATTTTTTTAAAGTTGATTCCGGTACTTACGACATAATATCAAAAGAAGGTACTGGAGATGAGTTTATAGAACCGTCAGAAACTATAGGCGCTACAGCAGAGTTAATAAACGACCTATCACAAGCTTATAACTTCACTTTCGTTAACTCTATGACCTCTAGTGCGATAGCATTTCCTGCCGGTAAGCGCTTAAAAACAGATTATCACAACTCAGTGAGTATGGCGGGTGGTGCGGAATACATAGTCAGAGCTGGCGCAAGCCCTGAGCCTGTAGGTAGTCCTGATTTAAATGGGGCGTTTTATGCTGAGCTGCAAGGCAAGGCCGACTGGATGACTCCTGAAGTTTTCGGCTCAGATGGTACTGCGGCGGTTGATTCCATTGTAATACCTAAGTACATGGCAGCATGTAGAAAGCAGTTATGGAAAAGCGGGAAGACATATATTTTAGATGCTGATATTGCTGGTAATAGTCGAGCGTTTGAGGTTTTCTCAGATACTGAAATGATTGGTTACGGCGCGGTTATTGACCTTATAGGAACTCAAAACAATGGTTTTTATATGGGATTTGATAACGGCTCGTTGTTCCGTATTCGTATTGCTGGATTTAGGTTTATAAATTCAAATGTTATCGATGCTACGAACGCTATATTACTTGAAGGTTTTGCTAATTACTTAATAGTTGAAGATTGTGTTTCGGTAGGTATCGGACAATACTTTTTAGGTATGGGTGGTGTTAACAGCGGCTTCAACCATTGCACAGTTAGAAATAACAAAGCACTTAACACCAACCCTAACGGCGGAAACTTCTTTAGCTTACCTTTCGAGTTTTTCCCTAAAGTAGCTAGTAAAGATTTACAGTTTTACGGTAACTATGGTGAACAAGCAGGAGGCGGCGGTTGTTTCAAAATACATTCGCTTACAGATGCTGACATTTACGATAACGTATTTGTTAGGACTACCAATGTTCCTGGCTCTAACTCCCAAAGTGTAATGTTAGGCGGTAGAGTTGGAGAAGAAACGCACAACATAAGATTTCATCATAATAGAATAGAAGATGCTAACGGTTCGTTAGGCGCTTTATTCTTAGGTAATGGCTCTGATAAGACGTTTGTCGATAACAATAAAATAGAGGGTGTTGGCTCCACTATATGGATTGGAACAGGCCTTGCTGATAGTGAGATAACAAACAATGTAGTTGATAATATATATTCACTAGGTGCATCAAGTGTCCTTACAAATTTAATAATAGAGGGTAACACACTATTCTCAATAGATTTTGCAGGTCCGCCAAGCGGAAACCTACCAGACCAAATAAACGGCCTTTTTGTTAAAACCAACAAGATAACCGGCAGCGTTAGATTTCAAGTAACAACCAGCTCAAGCAAGTTGAGAGTGTTAAGAAATGACTTTGAAAACGTTACGGCCAAGTCAATATTTGCATGTGATGATATCGAGTTCAAATACAATAATATTATTTTAGATGACTCATGGGCTGCTGGAACTCAGTTCGCAGATGTAACCAGCTTAGCAGGTAATTACAAGCAAATGAATAACACTTGGGATATGAAGGGACTAACACAGCAAACG